GGTTTAGAACCCAACAAGCCTTAACTCAAATAAGAGTACTTGGCGTTGGTACGGGTCTTGAAAGAACAGATAGTGGTAATAATAGAGGCAAAGTAACAAGCGCAGGTTTTGTGGTTGGAGATCAACAACCACAATCCTCACTTTCTGGTGGACTAGGAAACAATGCTTATGCAAATGCTGTTTCTGCCGCTCCAAACGCAACTGGTTCTGCTGGCAGAACATATTTCCTCGGCTGCTATATGAGCCAAAGTGCTGGATCAACCTTCTTTACCGATGCTGGTCTTGCTGGATCGGCTGTGCCAGTTGTGCGTGGTATTATTTTTGCCGCATCTGGCGTAATTTTGCGCCTTTCTTCATCGAAGGAATCCAATTCTTCGTTACCAGACGCATCAACATCTGCTGATTTTAGTGCAGGTACAGTTAGAGGTTATTTAACTGGGACAGTAAATCTCAGTGGCAGCGCCCAAGAATTCGTAATGCTTCTAAACGGTCACAAAGGAACGAGCGCTCTCTTTCCTCGTGCCGTAACAGCAAGTTTTGATCCAAGTGCTCCAAATTACCTCGGAAATGCATTAAACAGAGACCCTCTTAAACTAGAAGAAGCTGGATACGTCCTTTATTCGCATTATGAGATTCAAAGCGCAATTGCTGTACCAACTGGCTCAGGAATTGTTTTGAATGCAAGTGGTGGCCTGAAAGAACATATCGCGTTCCTATTAACTGGCTCTCAAACAAGAAACAGCGGTTCTGCGACTGCTCCAAATTATGAAAACTTTGAAGACAGATATCGTGCCGCTCACACTCCATGGTTTATCTCTCAGCGCCAAGGTGGTACATACCAAAACTTGTTTAGACTACACATGATTTCTGATGGTGATTGCAGCGACAGAATCAAAGTTAGCATTGAAAATATTTCTCCATCTACAAACGATGCAAATCCTTATGGAACATTTGATGTTGTTGTAAGAGACTTTAATGATACTGACGGAAATAAAGTTGTCCTCGAAGCTTTCCGTGGATTAACCTTGAATCCTTCTTCTGAAAAATATATCGCTAAACAAATTGGTGATAAACATGTCTACTATAATTTTGACATCCAAGAAGACCAACAAGGATTAGCAGAGAGCGGAAACTATGATTTACGCAGCCGTTATGTTCGTGTTGAAATGGACGAATTGGTTGACAATGGAGATACAGCAGAAGAATTGTTGCCACTTGGTTTTAGAGGCCCACAACACCTCGTTACATCTGGTAGTGCGCCATTCCCAGCGTTCTCTGACTCTGGTTATTTGTCGGTTACAAATCCATTCTACAATACAGTAGAACCACCAATTCCTTACAGAACAACAATTTCAAAAGGCACTGGAAACACAAAGACTGCGGACAGAAGCCTTTATTGGGGTGTTCAATTTGAACGTGTCGCTTCTGTGAGCGAACCAAACAGTTCAACTATTCCAAATTCCAGCCTAACATCAAGAACAAAATATTATCCAAACTTCCAATTGGATTGGATGGATGTCGTTGTTGATGATAACGAAGGAGTGTCTGATACTGCCGCAAACGGTATTCTTGATGCAGATAGATTCTGTAACAACCTTTTCTCATTAGAAAAGATCCAAATCTATTACAACTCCGCAACAAATAATACGCCAAATACAAGCCGTATAAAAGATTGGACATATGTTCGCAGTGGAAACATTGCAACCAATACAACCAATCTTACAAGGGCTCTTACTGTAACAGACTTAACAGAGCCAACCACAAGAACAGTTGGTAAATACACTTGTTATTTCTACGGTGGATTTGATGGTGTCCGTATCTTTGATAGAGATACCAAATATCTAACAAATAAAGCCGTTTCAGAAGAAATGGATTCTTCAAATCGCGGATTCTCTAATGGACCAACAGTCAAAGCTTTTAATAAAGCCCTTGACTTGGTTTCCGATAACACAGAAGTCGATGGAAGATTGTTTGTAATTCCTGGAATTCGTCATGAAATTGTAACTGATGCCGCAATTAACGTGGCAACAAATACAAGAAGTGACATTTTCTATATCTTTGATATTGAAGAAAGAGACGTGTCAGGTAACAATATAACAGATACATCAACACAAGACATCTCAATCTCTCAAACAATTACAAACTTTAGAAACCGCGGACTCAACTCCTCGTATGCCGCTGCATACTTCCCAGATGTTATCATCAGAGATGATTATAACAAAACAAGTGTTCGAGTGCCGCCAACAGTTGCAGTGCTTGGAGCCTACGGTCTAAATGATTTAGTTGGTCATCCTTGGTTTGCTCCTGCGGGCTTCACACGAGGAGCACTCAATTCTGTCGATAGAACAGCAGTAACCCTCAAGCAAGAAAATCTAGACGACCTCTACCCAGAAAAAATTAACCCAATCACAGCCTTCCAAGGCCAAGGTGTTAAAGTATGGGGTCAAAAGACAGTTAATGCCTCCGTTTCTGCACTCGAAAGAATTAATGTTCGCAGATTAATGCTAACTCTACGCAGAAGAATTCGTTCTATTGCGAAAGCTAATATTTTCGAACAATATACTTCCGATGCACTATTAGGCTTCCAACGTCTAATTGAACCAGTTCTAAAAGAAGTACAAGATTTAGGCGGTGTCGATCAATACAAAGTTCAAATTGATACAACAACCACTACAAAACTTGATATCGCAAATAGAACAATTCGAGGCATTATCGTAATTCGTCCAACAAAATCACTAGAATTCCTTGACGTGACATTTACTCTAACAAGAGACTCGGTTACCTTTTCTAGTTAATTTGTTTAAATAATAATTCCATTACTGGAAACAAAATCCCTATATCTTAATATTTAAAACCAGATATAGGGATTTTTATTATGGCAGAAACACTACCAGTAGGAAAAATGCTTCCAGTAAAATGGGAGCCAGTAATGAAAAACAGAGCTATCTTGGAAATAGAAGGGCTCGATTATTTTCTCGTTAAAAGCTTTGCTGCGCCCGAAGTGCAAGTTGAAAAAGTCGATATTCACTGGATTAACGTCCAGCGTAAAGTCGCCTCAAAAATGACCTTTCAACCAATGAACGTAACGCTCAACCAAGCTATTGCTCCAAATGCCGCTCAACAAATCCAAGAATGGCTAAGATTGTCAACAGAATATATTTCTGGACGCTCTGGATACTCAGACTTTTATAAAAGAGATATCGCAATCAAAGTTCTTGATCCAGTCGGTAACGTTATTAATCGTTGGGATATCCGCGGTGCTTTCTTGACTTCAGCAAACTTTGGTGAATTTTCACACGAGTCAGCAGAGGTTCAAGAAATCCAACTTACGATTGAGTATGAAATTGCGGCACTTTCTTTTTGATATTCTTCAATGATTTCAACTACTTACGTAACCTTGGCTTTTTATTTTTAACATTGTAGCTTGAATGTCGAGCCATGTGGCAAGTTTCGCACAAAGGTATCCCACTTACATTGTTTGCAACATGATATTCAACTACTAGTCTGCTTATTTTTTCTTTAAGCTTAAGGGTTTCTTGGTCTGGGTTTTCCAGATTGGTGTTTAGGTAATGTTTTTCAAGCCACCCTTGTTCTTTGGCGATTTTACGCAAAATGGTTGAAAATTTTTCCTTGTCATGGTGAACTTCTAATTTTCCATCTTGAACTCCGCAAGCTTTACATTTGAATTCGTTTTCAACCAAACATGGATAAATCCATTGTTTATACAATTCTGTAGAGGTTCTGCAAAATGCATTTAACAAGACGTAATAGGTAGTAGTTTTAATTCAGACCTTCAATATTTATTGAAGCGAGTCAAAAAATGAAAATTAGTTTATTTGAACTACTGTTTGAAAATAAAGAATCTGAAGATAGTGTACAGGAAGCAGATGTGGAAATGGATAAGGAATCAAATGTCTTGGATTCCGAAAATGAAGAGGTTGAAGATTTAACAGAGAGCGCATTTTTGGATGAGAATGGAGAGCATGTATGTGCTGCCTGCTTGCTGGAGACAATGACTGAAGAAACAAGGATTGAATTAAACGAGGCAGAGTATCGCGGAAGAAAAGTTCCCTTGGGCAAGCCAATGCAGGGCGATGTAAAAAAGT